TGAGTTATCATCGCAGGAAATTTCATGACATGAATAACGTCGACCATTTCATTTAGAATAGTTTGTAATTCATCACGTGAACAATTTACATTCCATTCTTCTTGAGTTTTAGTATCTTTTAAGGTGTAGATTGGCATCTTGTCGAATTTCTTCCTTTATAGTATTAACACGTTTTGTCATCCAACTAATGGCAGTGCTAATATGCCCAGTATCCTGTGGTTGCAAACACGATTTAGCATATGCAATTTCATTTTCAATAATATCTATTTGATCTAATTTATCCATCACATTTCTCCATAAACCATTCCGGCATTTTACGTTTTGTCCAGACCATTTTAAATCGAGCTTGCTTTGTTTTATAAAAAGCTCGATAAGATTTAACGGGTTCATTGTAAAAGAAACATTCTGGATTAGAACCCATTGCTAACCTAAAGGGTGTTAGTGGTCCTTTCGGTATATTGCGCGGAGCAGAATATAATGGACCTCCTAGATCTCGCGCAGTCTTATGAATCTTATCATATCTATATGTATATTCTTGACACAGAGCAATGAAATGATCGTAATGCCAACGATAGTTCATATCACTTTCCATTGTCCATTGAGTACAAGGATGACCAACATGAACTGCTTTATAGTATAACAATTCAGCTTCGAGATCATCGGCACCTTCATACAGATCCCAATATTTTACCATAGTCTTACCAGACTTAGATGGTCGCTTAGTTAACAGGCCATCAAGTACTCGATGAGCAGTCGATAGCATTTGACCGGATTCTACTACCATTTTAGGGATATGTTTATCACACTGCATTTGAGCAGCAATTACAGGATCTTCATCGAGTATAAAAATATTCATGAGAGATATACCTCCGCTCTCCAACATAATACTCTATTATTATACCATAAAAGTAGAGAAATGTAAACCCCTAAAATGAAAAGAGGCTCCAGCTTATAAAACTGGAACCCCTCTTCTTTAACTTATATGCTTATGTTACTTCAGCGATTCGCCTAATTAAGAAAGATCGTTTTTCTAAGATTTTTTTCATTCTACTGAATAATCCTTTCTTCTTTAGCTTTTCAGCATATTCTTGAAGTTCGTGTGAATCTTTCTTGAGTCTTTCTAGCTGAGTAATTGTCATATTGGATACTCCGGTTAATGGTTAATCTTTTAACAATCCGGGAAAGGCCTCCTCTATTACAGGGCGCGTAATACCTTTTGGCTTTTCCTTATTAATCATAGATATAACGAGTCGTGCATCACTTGGATCAATCGACTCAATCAAACCGATAAAAATCTTTTCGCGTTTAAACGCCGGCATCTTAGATCCCGGTCCGCCTTTAACAAAATATTGGAAATCTTTATTTCTTTTAAGAAGATTTGATGGTGCGTTGTAGCCATCATTTGCTGTATATGGTGGCTCACCCTTTGGGAGTAACCATGAAACTGTAGAGTCATATGTGCCTCTCAAAATATCTTTAAGAGCCCACGTGTCATTCTTTTTGAGTATACTAACTTTTTCAGACTTTGTTTTTGCTTTTTGTGCTTCTTCAATGACTTCATATATGTATTTCATCTTCACCTCTATTTTTATTTATATAAGCATATACTTTCACTTGGTAATTAAAAGTATGCGGATACATGTCTGGATCAACTAGTCGATCGCCGTAGTATCTGATAAGTTTTTGGGTAAATGTCTCTTGTGTATCTTGCATCCGATAAACGAATTGTAGTACTCATCGCTGAGTAATACGTCCCTTTCAAATTGGAGTTTTGCTTCATAATATGACATCTCACCTTTTGTTGTACAAAGGCGAAGAATCTCTCTTTTATAGTTCTCTTTACCTTTTTCTTCGATGAGTAATTTAACTTCTTCACTACTACCAAAGTAAGTGCGCCAGTCGGACTCAGCACGAGTCCGTACTCGTCGAGTCCTCTTAGAGTTCTTCGGCAATGTTTTAGGTTTCCAGAAGTTCTTTTTACCAATATATTTTTTACCAGTGTCGAGTTCAGTAATTTCATAAACAAATCCCTGATATTCTTCGGGTGTTTCATCATATTCTTTGTCTTTATAATACCACATGTATTATATATTATATGCATTAAGTCTTATTACTCGATTTTGATGCGTCTCTTCCTAGATACCCTGGAACTTTTTTTTCTGTAATCTTAAAAAGCTTAATCAGAAATTTAGTAATAATTTTCATGTCAATCATCCTCTTCATGAAAATTTAGATCAAAATCACTTGTGGCTTCGGCGTGACTGCGTCGACCACACATCGGACAAAATTCTGGAGAATCATTTGCAATAATGTGAGTTACTTCTTCGCACTCTTCACATTCGATTCTAAATTCTATCATGCAACTTTTTCCCAGCCCCAGTCACCTTCCATGCCATTAACTGAATATTCTGTTACTCGCTTCTCGAAGAAGTTATCATGTGATGCTCCATTCAATACCCAATCTAGCCAAGGCAAAGGATTATCTTTTTGCTTAAAAATAGGCTTCATTCCAAGTTGTAGTAACCTACGATCAGCGATATGCCGAATATAGTCACGAACTTCTTGCTTTGCTAAACCCTGCATCTCTTCGCTGCCGTTATAAGCAAGTTTTATAAATGCGTCTTCAAGTTTCACTGCGTTTTTAGCCATCTCGTAGAGCTTAGACTTGAGCTCGTCGTTAACAATGCGTGGATGCTCATCGCAAAATTCACGGAAGAGTTTAGCAATACCTTGTACATGCATTGACTCATCACGGATTGACCATTCTACGATTGTACCCATACCCTTCATCTTACCAAACCGCTGGAAGTTGAGAAGCATTACGAATGATGAAAAGAGTGACATTCCTTCGTTAAAGACTGACTGAGCCATAATCAATGCCAATCCTTGTAGAGTATTTGGATTGCCTTCGGACATAAACTCGATCTTATCTGCCATCTCCGAGTACTCGAGAAATGCGTGAAACTCTTCATCTGGCAAGCCAAGTGTGTCGTTCAACAGAGCGTACGCTCTCTGATGGATTGCTTCTCTGTTTGCAAATGAACCAAGCATATTACGAACTTCATTGTTCTTAAACTTAGGAATCAGCAATTCGTAATAGTTTTCTCCGACTTGAACATCTGACTGTGTAAACAATCGAAGAACCTGAGTGATGAATTCTTTTTCTTCTTCATTCAGCTTTGTTCTCCAATCTTGAATATCTTCTGATAGCTCAGCTTCGTCTTCTACCCAGTGGATTTCTTCATGTTTCTTTGTTAACTCTACCGCCCATGGATAGAGAAAAGGTTTATATGTTTTTGATGCTTCTAGTAATCCCATGTTATCCCTCGCATGCTCGGCATTCATCGCCTTCTTGAATTGTTAATGGTGAATTAAGATAAGCCATAAGCTCATCATAGCCACCGACGTATTTTCCTTCGATGTAGATTTGTGGTACTGTCTTGACTTTTCTACCTGTAACTTCGGCTGCAGTTTTACCAATATCATCGAGATTGATAAAATCAAATTGAATACCACGAAGATCTAATTCTTCTTTTGCTTTTGCACAGTACGGACATGTATTTCTACCATAAACAATAGAACGAGTATCTTCTTGTAGTGCATGACGTTCTACTTTATCTGACACCGTCTCTGCTCTTTGTTTTGCTTCTGTTCTAAGATAGTACAAACCCTTTAATCCATCTTTCCACGCTTTTAAATGAACTTTATTGACATATGATTTTTCTGCACCCGAAGGAAAGAAAACATTTACAGATTGTCCTTGACAAATATAAGGTTGTCTATCTGCAGCGTGTTGAATAACCCATAATTGATCAAGTTCTTGAGCTGTTTTAAATACAGCTTTTTCTTGTTCATTTAATTCTGGTAAATGCTGAACAGAACCTTTCTTTGTAATAATTGAAGTCCAAGTCGACTCATTATTAATACTGTATTTTTCTAAAACATCTTCGAGATATTTGTTTTTAACAAGAAAAGAACCAGCACGAGTGCGGTGTGTATATGCATTTGCTTTCATTGGTTCGATCGAAGGACTTGTCGATAGAATAATACCAGATGAAGCATTTGGTGCAATTGCTAAGAGATGAGCATTTCTCATTCCGGTGCCTTCACCGTCGGGATATTCTCCTCTTTCTTTTGCAAGTTTGCGTGACTGATCAGTTGCTCTCATCTGAATATTATTAAAAACAACATTATTGATTTCGCGAGCTAAATCTGATTCCCATGCTACACCCTGTGATTGAAGGAGCGAATGGAATCCCATTGCGCCAAGTCCCAAAGAACGCTCTCTTTCGGCAGAATAGCGAGCTCGTGATATAGCATCGGGTGCATGCTCAATGAAATACTCGATAACGTTATCTAGCATAGTAATAATATCTTCGACAATATTACTATCTTTCCACAGCTCGTAGAGCTCAAGATTCAAAGAAGAAAGACAACATACGGCAGTGCGATCATCTGACGTAGGCAAGTGTATTTCATTACAAAGATTAGATCCGTGAATTTTTAGTCCCTTATCTTTTAAAGATTGAGGAAGATATTTGTTTGCAGTGTCAATAAAATTAAGATATGGTTCACCCGTGCGGAAACGAACTTCGATAATTCTCTCCCATAGTTTACGAGCGTTAAGTGTGTCAGATACTTCACCACTCGCTGGATCTTTGAGATCCCAATCTTTATTCTCTATAACAGCAGTCATAAAGTCATCGGTAATATTTAAAGCATTATGAATATTAAGTGCTTTTCTTTGTACATCTCCAGTTGGAATACGAATATTTAAAAACTCTATGATGTCTGGATGTGATATATCCATATACGCAGCATAAGAACCTTTACGAGTCTTACCTTGACGATAAGCAATCATATCAGCGTCGACAGTATGAAGGAAAGGAATAGGCCCGGGTGCTTTGTCAGAGACACTTCTTACACTTGACCAGTGTCCTCCTACACCACCTCCAAAAACAGAGAGCCAGCGGAGCTCAGATGAATGCGATATAAGGCCTTCGAGTGTATCTGGGACGTATGTCAAAAAACAAGAAATAGGCAATCCTTTGTCTGGTTGATTTTTAATTGGTGCATTTGAAAGTACTGGTGATGCAAACATAAACCATTTGTTTGACACGTAATCATATAGACGTTGAGCAAGATCCCAATCTGTCTTGCCTTTGTACGTTGCCCATGCTTCTGCAGCACGTGCGTATCCTTCTTGCGGTGATTTTTCATCACCACGTAAATAGAAATCTTTCAACATTCCAACAGAGTAATCTGTTAAAATGTTGTCTTTCTTAAAATTGAGTGTAATAGCCATTGCTGCCCCTGAATTGGGTGTGAGTTTTTTTATTTTGATAGTACTATTATATATTAAAACGCAGGGTTTGTAAACCCTTAAAGTGCCATCACGGGTAAATAATTATAGAATACTTTTTCTATTCAGCAAAATATTTGTTAATCATTTCTAACATATCATCGTACTTAGCAATTTGTTCTAATTCTTGTTCAATTGCTTCCATAATATCGGGATGCTCACCTACACCAACCGGGTGTGAAAGATATACTTCAACATTCATTTTATGTTTATGAATATGCCCTTTAGCATGCGATTCAACGGCAGCTAGAATATCATCTCTTAAGTCTTGCATTTTATAATTCCTTTAATTTGCCTTTGGCGCTGGTTTTGTTCCAAAAATTCGAGTATAGCCCGGGTCCTCATCATATGCAGATGCCCACTTGTTCTCGGTAAACTCTGCGAATTTAATTAAATCTTCGAGATCTTTATCGTATTCATCCATCCACTTATCGTGAGTTTTAAGTAGATCTTTAATTTCAGCGACATCACGTTTAATATTAACTTCATCAGCTACAGCAGATTTTGCTGTAAGTTGAGCCATCTCTTCTTTTAGTGTATTTATTGTTTGTGCCTGTTGTGCTGTCCACCACACAAATGCACTTACTTGCATAACAATA